TCGATAATGCAAACATGCCCGGTTGGTATGAGGTTGGCATCCCTGATGCTGCCTTGGATGGTGGCAATCAAGTTGCAATCCAATATCGCGGTGCAACGAACATGGCTCCGGTGAATATCTATATCGAGCTTGATGCGGTCGATTACCAGACAGACGCTTTTGGGGCGTTGAGGCCAACTACAGCAGGCAGAACGCTCGACGTTTCGGCAGGCGGTGAGGCTGGAATCGACTTGGCTAACGTCGGATCGCCAACGACAACTCTCAATCTTTCAGGCACGACGATTAAGACGGCAACGGACATCGAGACCGGCACTCAAGACATTCAAAGCAGACTTCCGGCGGCTCTTGTTGATGGTCGAATGGCTTCTATTGCTCAAGTGGTCGGAGATAAGTTAGGCTACAAGCTTGCAAGCGATGGCTTGACTCAAGTAACGGCTTGGACGGTAGCAATCACTGGCAACCTAACCGGCAACGTGACAGGCTCGGTCGGCGCGATCAGCGGCGTGACTTTCCCGGCTAACTTCGGCAATCTTGATATCACTGTTGGCGGGGCGATTGGAGAACTGGGGCCGTCGGCTCTTTCTGCCAATGACCTTTATTCCCCGATTGCCGTTCGGGTATGGGACGAGGTGCTGACAGGCGCGACGCACAACATCGCCTCATCCGCGGGCAGGCGATTGCGTCAGCTTGCTAGCGTTATTGTGCGGGCCGGGACAGCACAGGGGCCAGGGACGGGCAATAATCAAATCCAACTTGATGCGGGTGCGAGTGCGACCAACGGCGAGTACGATCCTAATGTGATATTTATTGAAACCGGAACAGGTGCAGGGCAGGCTCGGCTCATTTTGCAATACAACGGCTCGACTAAGGTTGCAACAGTTGATCGAGACTGGCGAATCAATCCCGACAACACGAGCGAATTTGTTATTCTTGCGGATGCAGGCCGGAACTCGGTGAATGAAGGGTTAGCACAAGGTGGGTCGACGACCACGATAACGCTCAACGCAAGCGCATCAGCAACCGATGATGCCTACAATGGGCAGCTTGTATTTATTCGCAGCGGAACGGGCCAAGATCAGGTTGGGCTTGTCGAGGATTATGTCGGCTCAACAAAAGTTGCAACGATCCGAACAAGATCGGCGACAGGTCAATGGGCAACTGTGCCAGACACAACATCGGCGTACATGATGATTCCGAACTTGACGTTCACAGTGAGTGAGATTCAGTCGGGCTTGGCTACTAGCACAGCGTTGGCCGCCGTGGCGACCAACGTGACAGCACTGGTCACGCGAATCCCCGCAACCCTGTTTGCGGGGATTACATCCCTAGCAAACTGGCTTGGAGCCATCGCAGGTAAGACCGCTGACTCGACCACTCGTTCGGAGATCAACGCTACAGCAGCCGGGGCGAGCTTCAACGAGACGACCGACTCGCTCGAAGCGATCCGAGATCGCGGAGATGCGGCTTGGACTAGCGGTGGTGGTGCTGGGGGAGTCACTAACATCACGGTTGAAGACCGAAGCATAACACTGGAGTAGCCATGGCTCGCATAATTCGCAAAGTGTTTAAGGTGGACGGGGTTCCAACTAACGTAACGTCAGCGTTGCTTTCCGATCCAACCGGTACGTATGGTGTTAAGCGAAACGACACCAACGCTGTTGTTGTTGCTGACGGGACAGCAATGACTCTAGTGTCTACTGGAACCTACCAGTATGAGTTTACTGATGCGGTGAATGTCGCTTACACGGCGTATGTCGAGTTTGTTTACGACGGCGCAACTTATCACTTTGAGTTGGACTTCCCAGCCAGAACGAGTGCGACAGGTGGCGGCCCGATCAGCTACTCAATCTTGGTAAACAGGGTCGGGCATTATCTTTTCGGCGCAGAGGCAGGTGCATCCTTCACGCAGGATCAACTTACCAGGATTGGCTATTGCATCACTGACGGTCTTCGTCGTGTTTACGCAGCGCATGATTGGTCGTTTTTCAAACCTCTGGTTGATGTCACAACCACTGCCCCGTACACAATCGGGACTGTAACGATCGCTTCGGGTGTGGTAACGCTTGTCGGCGGCACTTTCCCCTCTTGGGTGGCAAATAGCATTCTCAGGGTGAACAACAAGTATTACTCGGTAGCAAGTCGTTTGAGCAACTCTCAGATATCTCTGGACGACACAACTGTCACGGTTTCGAGTGCGTCGGCTTATCAGATCGCCAGAACCGATATCCCGATGGATGTTGCGTTTGATTCGGTCGCCAATGACAGCGAGTTGACGTACTACCCAGGGCCAGACCAGTGGTTTCCGTCTGTTTGCAATCGGCATGACGCGACGATCAGGAAGCTTGAGACAACAAATCCTGAGTTTGGTCGTCCCGCTTATTACTCGGTCAGAACCGACAGATTCGACCCAAACGTCGGCAGCCGCAAATCGCTGGCGTTTTATCCGGCTCCGGATGCGGCTTACGTGCTCCGAGTTCCAATGATTTTGCGTCCCGTAGACCTGAGCGATGCAAATCCGTACCCAATTGGGGGGGAAATGCTCAGCCAAGTGTTTCTGGAGGCTTGCTTGGCTGCCGCAGAGCACAATTACGAGGAAAGAGAGCATGTCCACGAGAAAAGATACTTGGAAATGATTGCTCTGGCGATCAGAAACGACCAGGATAGGTCGAGCCCTACGAGTTTGGGTCAAGATATGCCTCGCGGAACTTATAGCAAATTCAGCGTTTTCGATTACAATTACCGCAGTCGCGAGCAACGCATAGGCAGACTGACAATCGAAGGAGATCCGCAGTGACAACCGCACGGTACAGCAATTCAATCGAAAATCTGGACATTGGCACCACTCTTTCCGCAAGCGATGAGATCATCTACGGCGACTTTGAAAGAGGTATGGTTCACATACCCTCCGGATCCTCGCTGACGACACTTACTTGGTATTCCAGCATCAGCGCAACTGGAACTTACCTTGCGGCTTACACCGAGTCTAACTCTGCTATCACCACAACGGTTGCGGCTGGTCGATCGTATCCGATCCCAGAAGCGTTGGCTGGTGCAAGGTTCTTGAAGATCACAGGCAATGCCGCTGGCGTTGTTGGGGTTACGTTGAAGGATTAGTTTTTGTCCAAGGGGAAAATCATGTCGGCTCATAACGATTTACACGAATTGCTCATGGCGTTTATGCCTGGAGGCCCAGGTAGAGTGCCTTTGGTCGCTTCTGCCACTGGAACCAAGATGTCGGATGAGGCTTTCATTCAGATGGTTATCCCGACTTGGGGTAACGCGAATAACATTCTCATTTTGCCTGCTCCGGTTCCCGGTAGGATTGTCATTGTCGCTGGCGCTGCCACTGGCGGTGAGTTGCGAACGACGGATCCGGCAACGATCGCGATCAACGGCGGTTCTGGTGCTAACGCTGAGTCAGCAGTCGCGGCAAACCAGATGGTCATTCTGATTTGCGAGTCTGCTACCTCGTGGAAAGCGCTAACGATCGCTAGCAACGGAACCGTAGCTGGTCTTGAAGCTGCTGCGTAATTGGTGACATGGCTACAAGCAAAGAAATACTTTTCCCATCGGGCGTTAGTCGCCGCCTGTCTTTTCGCCAAAGCGTAGGCAGGCGGGAGAGGTATTTTTGTCCTTGGGCCGTGAATTGCAGAACGGAAGATTTCCAGGGTCGCCTTCGCGGTGGCTCTTGGGTTCAGGCTGGTGCTTCGACCGTCCCTGCAACCGAAGATCGGTACTTGACCGATAGCGCTGGTAATAAGATAACCGACTCAAGCGGCAACAGGATTGTCGTTAGTACAGGTGTTGCGGCTGTTCACAGTGGTGGTACGGTTTACGTGACTCCAGGTGCTAACGCTCCAAACAGCCATCCTTCGCAATGCATCTACCGAGATCGCTTCATTCGTCCTTCTGGGAAGGCGATTTTCGCTAGTAGACAATCAAACCATGCCGATTGGTCGCTCAGCGCTGATGTCAGCGATTTGATGCGTCCATTCGTCATGCAGTTGTCTGAAGCTGGTGAACTTGGGTCTGATGTGGTGTCGCTGATTCCTCACAAAGATGCCTATTTGTTGGCGGCAACAAGTAGCTCGCTTTGGGTGGTTCAGGGTGATCCGGTTGCAGACGGAACACTTCGAAACATCTCGCGGGAAGTCGGCATGGTCGGTGCAAAGGCTTGGTGCCGCGATCACCTCGATCGGTACTACTTCCTTTCGTCGCATGGTCTTTACACGGTGTCGGCTTCTGGCGACGGCTTGCAGGCGTTGTCTGAGGACGCGATTCCTGAGCATCTAACGAACGTTACGAACGTCAATACGGTGCTTGAGTACGACCACGAATCGAGAGCCGTTTACGTTCACATACCGTCCGCAGCGGTGTCTTGGATGTTTGACACTGAGAGGCAGGAGTTCTGGCCGTTCAAGGTTGGGCACTCAGGATCTTATGTCGCGATCGGGCCGGTGCTAATGGGCAACGGAAGTAGTTACGGTAGGCTGATTCAATTGCACGGGATCACCGCCTCTGGTAGTGTGAACGTCACCTGGAGGGTTATGGTTGCTGATACGGCTGAGCAGGTCAGCATCAACGCCAAGGCGGCTATCGAGTCTTTGATTGCAGGGACTACGCCTGCGGCTGTCCACAGTAGCGGAACTTGGACTGCGGGAGTAAATCACCGTAGCTACCCAAGAGCCAGAGGAAAGTACATGATCCTCCTTGTGTCTGCTCCGAGCGGGAATTGGGCATGGGAAGGTGCAAACGCAGTAATTGAGCCCTCTGGGGCGTGGAGATAGACATGCCTGATGTAAGTTTTGCAGATTGGGTGGCTGGTCTTGCGGTCGATACGCTTACAGGCCCAGAGAAGATTCCATTGCTCGATGGAACCTCGTCTCGGCATGCCACTGCGGCTTTGCTTGCTGCTTTTGCGGTCGATCAACTTCACCAAGCCTCGGTAATCACAACCCTCGCCGACGCTGATGAGATAGTCGCTTTCCAGTCAGATGTTGAGAAGATCCTTACAGCGCAGAACTTCTTCAATTGGGTGGTCGATAAACTTGAAGCGATCGACACAAGCACAACCATCGTCTCGGGCGATAAGTTGGTATTCAACGATGGAGGGATCCTCAAGCAGATCGACATCGATAACGTCAAGGCGTTTCTTGATTCCTCGGTGACGGCTCTTGGCGCAGAGATCGCTGGTCTTGCTACGGCCACGCTGGCTGATTCGGATCAGTATGTCGTGGCTCAGTCGACGACAGCAAAAAAGACTACGTTTTCAGCGATCGCGGCTCGTGTCCACTCTCAATTCCTGGCTTACACGGATGGTTTGCCAGCAATCACCACCCTCGCAGACGGGGACACCTTCTATGCAAGCGATAGCGGTGTAGCCAGCAAAGTCACTGCCTCGACGATTGCCGCCTATGTGCAATCCGAGGTTGGCGCTGACATTGTGTCGGCAGCTTGGGACTCGTACTCAGCCTTGGGGGCGGCTGCAAACGCTACCGATGTGTTCTTGCTCGAGCGAAGCGGCACTGGCAGGACAGCTACGGGTGCGAATATCGCTTCGTATGTCGTTGGGACTCAAAACAGTGCGTCCAGTGCCGTGGCGACGGTCGCTGGCGACAGTTTCTTGATATTCCGATCTGGAACCCAGCTTAAATTGGACGTTGGTCTACTTTCAACCTATATCCTGGCTTCTGGGTGGTCGGCTACAAGCGGAAATCCAGTCGTTACTGGCGACAAGGTGATCATTGGTCGCGGTGGAGTCACTTACAGCGTCACCGTGGATCAACTCAAAACGTTTGTCAGTGCTGGCGTTCAGGCTGACGTTTTGGATCTCACAGGTCTTTCTTCTGCCTCTCTCGCCTCTGGATCGCTTTTCCTGGTCGGGGATAGCACAACACCCAAAAAAGCAACGTTGTCAGAGCTCGAAACGAAGCTTTGGGCGGATTATCAGGCTTACGTTTCCGGGTTGACCGCGCTCACTACGCTCGAGGACGCGGACACGTTTTACGTGATCGAAGGAACTACTCCAAAGAAGATTACCGGCGCAAACATCGCCGCTTATGTCGAAACGGAGATGTGGGACAAGCTGGATGCAAGTCCAGCGGTTCAAGCTGGCGACGACCTTTGGATGCGCAGATCGACGACAAGCTACAAATTGGACGTTGGGGCTCTGGCTACCTACGTGGCTGGTATTGTTACGAGCAGTATTGATGTGGGTAGTTTAAGCAGCGCGTCTCTCTCCGACAGCGATCTATTCCTCGTGGACGAAGGAGCGACAAACACAAAGGTGACGCTCGCAAATCTTCGATCGCACTTTTGGTCGGAGTTTTTAATATACGTCAATGGTCTTACTGGTGCGGTTTCAGCGGCAGACACAGATGTCTTGTATCTGATCAATGGAGTTGCTCCGCTAAAGCTTACGGTAGGAGATTTGTGGGACACGCGATTCCTAGCTGACGCTAAGGCTATCAAGCTTGATGATTTTGCAACACCGGATGACAACACCGACTTGAACGCAACATCGACCTATCACGGATTGATGCCGAAGTTGAGCAATAACACAAGGCAGTTCATGCGAGGTGACGGTACGTGGGCTCCATACGCTAGCGTTACGGCGGTATCTACGGCTGCCACTGGAAGTACGCACCTGGACGCTGCGGCGTTGTCGTCGACCAATACGACGTTTATCACATCGGACAGTGCAGCTAAGGGTGTTAAGCTTCCAACTGGTGCGGCTGGAGACATCATGGAGGTGATCAACAACAGTGCGATCGCTGCAAAGCTATATCCAGCACTAAACGGAGCGATCAATGGGCTTTCTACAAATGCTGCGGTGGTTATTCCTGCAAGCAAGGGAGTGAGATGCTTCTGTTCTGCGGCAGACACATGGACGGTTTTTGACATGACAGCTCGAGCTGCTACTGCTTAATGAAAGGGTTTAATCGTGTCGACAGAAAACGACGTTAACAAAGTACCAGAGATTAACCCAAATCAAACTCTGCCTCTCGTTGTGCCTAGAGTCGTAAACCCTTTCGTTTCGATTGCGCAATGGTTTGCTACTCAAACAATCAGCGACGTTCCAGAAAACGTCATGGGTTGGCTTGTTGCCCAGGGTTTCGAGATTACCAATATCCGTCAGGACAACACCACTGTCCCTCCGACTAACTATTTCTCAGTTAAGAAGGAGGGTCTTACTCCATCTGGTGTTTTGCTGAGCTTGTGCAATTCATTCACGCTCGAAGCGAATAACGCCAGGACGGCAAACCAGATACGTTACAACGATGTTTTGGCAAGCATGACAAACATGGTGGACAGCTCCCACCAACAGTTTGACGCACAAATCGACGAGCAGAATGCACAGTCTGGAGTGTTTCTGACAGATCTCGACGAATACATGACAGCGATCGAGACAATGATCACCGACAATCAGGCTCAGGTTGTCATTGATGCAAACAACGCCAAGATTGCCCTAGACGAAATGCTTACGCGGCTTGGCGACCTGGAAACTAATGCCAGCGACAACGCTGCGGATATCGAAGCTCTTTTCGCTGAGCAAAGCACAAATCTTGCGACTTATGTCAACAACTACAACAGCAGGCTTGCTGAGTTGGATCAAAACTTCGCGGCTTACCTGGGTGATGTGCTTTCGAAGATTTCTTCTCTCGACAGCACCCTGGATAACCACATAGCAGAATACGATCAAGCGTTTGCGATACTTTCCGGCAATTACACGGCGCATGCAGAAAGCATCGATGCGCAGTTGGCTAAGGTTTCTTCGGATGTTGATGCCTATGTAGATCAGGTTGAAGCGATACTTGTGCAACTTGAGGACGATTACCAAAAAGTTGCACTGGATCTTGAGCAAGCAAACGACGGTTTCGGTAGCACGCTGTCTCAGTACGCTGGTGATTACAACGCAATCCTGAGTCTACTAGAAACCGATTACGCCACTCACGCTCAACTAGCAAGAGGCTTCTTGACCAATCTCGGGCAGACCGACCTGGCAAGAATAAACGAGCAGTTTGCGTCGAGCCTTTCGTCTCAATTGCAGATGCTTGTAAGCAGGGGTCTGTCGATGGCGACAATGCCTATCGATGTCACAGCAAGGAACCAGAGGGATAAGGATGAGCAGATTCAGATCCTCAACGACCGATTGAATCGCGAGAAACTTGACAACCAGCATCGCCTTTACGAACAGCAGGCTTCCATGCGAGCAAGGAAACTTGACGGAGTGGATAGGCTCCACGCCGTTCGTCAGGAAGTGCTACGCTACCAAGCAACATTCGTCAACAACATCTACTCGCTTCGAACCGATGCGACCAACAGGATCTTGGCGGGAAGGCAGGGTGTTTTTGCCGCCAAAGACGCAAACAACAAATACGGGATCGAGGTAAGTTCCAATCTCTACGGTAAGTTGCAGGATGTCAGGCAAAGAACGATCGACTCAATCGATCGCATTTATCAACTTCGAGACGTTTTTGCCAAGTGGGACACCGAGGAGGCTAACAGGCGGTACGAGAGGATCCAGCAGATCGAAGCGCAATTCCTGGAAAGCACTCAGCGACAGTACGTTGCCAACCAGGATGTCACAAAGACTGAAATGGCTGAGAAACACACGCTACTCGGGCAGATTCAGAACGCTCTGACCGCCTTAATGAGTGGCAAGGAGCGATACGCTGTCCTTCTCATGCAAAACGCCAACGCTCTTGCGGAGCACAAGCACAGAGCGATTGCCGAGATGGTCAACACCAAGGTTCAGCGTCTCGAAGGGTGGAAGTCGGTGGCTGCCGAAAACATGCGGCTTATGACATACCAGCTTGATGAGCGAAACAAGCTGCTCATGGCTGTTTATGCGTTTGTAGAACGACGCGAGGATATCGCACCTCAGTGGAACGACATGGCGAAGATGATCGCCGGTCTAGGCGACAGTGGTGGAGGCTGGCTAACGCCAAACTAAGATGTTTCGTAAGAAGCGCCGTCCAACTCCAGGTTTTCAGATCCCCTCGCCGTTCAATGCGATGCGTGGTGATCATGATGACTTGCAGTTGCACGGAGAGTGGCCTTATTGCGCAATGGTT